AACTTCCGGAATAATATCTGGATTACAATTTATTGGCGCACGCCAGCAAGCTAGGGCGACAAAGCAATACCAAGAGATTGCTGCAAAGCAGGAGCAGCAGAGGTTCCTCCAGGAGCAATCTGCAATGTTGATCCAGCAACAGCAACGGGCAGAAGCGGCGAATGCCGAAGCATTTGAATTGCAGCAACGTGCTAAAGCCAGCATGTCCAGGGCTAGGGTAGCCGCAGGAGAAGCTGGAGTTGCAGGGATTAGTGTAGATGCTTTGATTAACGATTACTTCCGCCAGCAAGGCAATCTCAGGTATGCTCAAACCAAAGAGCAGGGATACCGGGAAATAGCTACTGGCTTGGCATTGCAAGATGCGGCAATGCGTAGTCAACAGAATCTAATCGGCATACGTCGCCCTGTCAGTCAACCCAGCTTGCTTGAAGGTGTGACAAGCATTGCATCCGCCGGGATGCAGGGATACTCACAAGGTATGCAAATGGCAGCAGCCCAGAAAGGCGTAGGGTAATTTATCATGGCCAGACAACAAGTTCAGGATCTACCGACTAAGATTGCACAACCGGAAAGGGTTGTTGCTGGACAGTATCGGGTGCAGGTGCAGGAAGCTCCAAGGAACAAACTGCAAGGGCTGGCATCGGCCTTGCAGAATGTAAACACTGGTCTGCAAGCATACACGCAAGCGGGTGTAACATATAGCGAGATGTACGAGCAAGAGATCAAAGGCATGACCAACGAACAGTTGGAAGAAGAAGCCAAACGATCCGCAGATGCTTTGGATTCCGCTGAACGCAAAGGGTTTCTTCCTCCGCTGATGAATCCCAGGAATTGGGAGCGCAATAGGAAAGCGATTGGGAAGCAGTACGCACAAAACTTCTACAAGACTTTCCTATCCCAGGAAGGTAGGCTCTATAACGGCAAACAAGCTGGTGATGACGACCTGACAGTCGATGAGATTGTCGATGATGAACTGGATACATTCATCAATCAAAACCAAGGGATTGCCAACAGCACCATAATATCGGACACATTCTACAAGGAATGGAACAATCTGAAGCCAGCAATCACGCAACAATTTGCTGACCGGAAGCAAAAGCAGTTTGTCGAAAATAATGTACGGGGCATAGGAAATTCCATTTATGCGTCTTTATCTGTTAATGATCTAAATGATGAAGGCGATAAGGAAGCGTTCGTCCAAGGCATCATTAGGGCATGGACTGATACGGCCACCTTGAATACGAAAGAGCAGAAGGAGATTCTTCGAAGTATTGCGCTTTCTATTGCAGAAGAAAATCCAGATAAGGCACGGGACTTCATAAAAGTTGCAAAGGATAACCTAACCATAGGGAAAGTTCCGTTGAAGAATGATTTCATGTTCTTAGCGGATCTCAAGAATGATATTACAGACATTCAGGAGCAGCAGGACTACAAAGAGTCTAAAGAAGCCTCAGAAAATAATCGTGCTAAAAAAGAAAAGGTCGAATCCCAGACCCAAGCCTTAATAACAGTATTCAATACTGGGCAGAATAACATTGAAATACTTGGCAAATACGAGTGGGAAGGAAAGGTATATCAATCGTCCCAAGACTTTACAAAAGATTATGCAAATTACGTGCTAGGCTCAACTGAGGAAAATGAAGAAAAAGCGATCAATGATGCTCTCGCGCAAATTGACGAATTCATTCCAGGACGAAAGACATATACCGAGGAGAGCATCATCAATAAAGCAATAAACTTGAATCAACAGATTTCTGATGCAAATCTGGAAGTCTCTCGCACAACAGCGGCTCTACAAAATGAGATGGCAAAAAAGTTGGGGGATCGTGGTCAAACCTTATTAGGTTTAGAAGCATACAAATCCTGGAAAGATGCCGCAGATGAAAAACTAAACGATATTAAGTTAAATGTAATTCAACATCGAAAATCATTGTCCGGGCAAGAAGCACAGATCAATCAACAACTACAAGATTATTTTTCTAAAAAATTACAAGATTGGCAGTCTAACACAGCCAGCAGTTTTGCTGAACTCTATAAGAATTTCACAGATGACGAGAAAGCACGGAAGCAAATCTTAGACGACATAGCAGCTGCCGAAATAGGGGGTAAAGCAATTCCCACGGAAAAGCTAAAAGACAAAAAACTGGGCGCAGAATTGATTGATGCTTGGGAAAAAAACTGGAAAGTATTAACTAATACAAAAGACAAGAAGATAGCCGCACAAGCAGCTAAGTACATTTGGGGCGAGAAGGGGAATAAAAACATCCCTGGATACGATACCGAGACAGTAAGAGGAATCATTGATGGCACAATCCCAATGGTTCCTGGATATACATACCAGTCATCACCTGGAGCTCGTCCTGTCCAAATCCCAGCAGTACCATACTCATCTGCTGTTAGAGAACAACTAGAAAGCCTTTATCTTCGCATAGAAGCATCCAAGGGAGTGTTCACCCAGCTACACGAGTTCAAAAAATCAACGACTCAAGTTGACGGAGAAAAAAGGTATGACATCTCCAAAGACAACAAAAGCATTGGATATTCGATAAACGTAAAGGATCTAAACATTAACGTACACCGAATTCTGACGAAAGAAGAATTAGATACTCCAGAGGCTGATTCGGTCAAAAGAAAGGCCGAGTTGCTGAATAGAAAGGTTGGCGACTTAATTAACGCACAGAAGGAGCTATACAAAACATACGGGGACTTCTATAAAAGCATCGAGCCAACCAAGTAAGGATTTACGACAATGCCTACATTTCTCCCAACCCAAGAACAAGATCCATTAGGTACTCCACTCGACATGGGCGTTGAGCCTGTGACACCACCACGGGAACAGGAGCAGGAAGATAAGCCTAATGTCTTTGCGGATATTGCGTTTGCCCCGTTCCGTGGTCTTCTCGGCGCGGTTGACAACACTTACGACCTACTTGACTACACAAGTAACTTCATATCTGGCGGGATGCTGGATCTCCCAGATGTAAACATAAATTTCTTAGGGGAGAGCAAGACATGGCAAGGTAGCCTGGTGCAAGGGATTTCCCAATTTGCTACTGGATTCATCCCGTTCATGGGTGTAGCGGGAAAGCTAGGACAGGCAACAAAACTAGGAAAAGCCGGGAAGGTACTTTTTGGTGGACCATTTCGTCGGGCTACATTGGCGGGGGCGGCTACCGACTTTACAGTATTTGCATCTAACGAGGCTAGGCTTTCCAACTTATTGCAAGCACACCCGGCGTTGCAGACTCCTGTTTCCGAATATCTTGCAGCCAGTGAGGATGATACATTCATCGAAGGTAGACTAAAGAATGCACTAGAGGGAATTGTGATCGGTGGAGCATTCGAGGTATTCCTGCGATCCCTAAAGCTACACAAAGCCTTCACTAAAGCACGGGCTAAGGCAGACAACCCTGAAGATATAATTCCTGAGATATTAAAGCGACCTGACGCACAAGAACTCTTGGATGAGGAATCTCTTATTGGCCCAATCAGAAACTTAGAAGCGGAACAAGAAGCAGCTAAAGCTGCGGAAGAGGTTGTCCCAGAAGCCGTAGACACAACTGCACCAGTACCAGTAGAGGCAGCACCCGTTAAACCTGTGGCAGGTGATGTGGTGGAAGAAGCAACCGCTTTGGCGGAAGGTGATTACTTTAAGGCTACTAGAGACGTAGATGAGGATGTAAAGTTCTCTGAAGATGTAGATGCCGAAGAGGTGAATAAACACATCGAAGAGCTTGTCGGCGGAGGGATTGGGCGTGGTGGTAGGCCAGCATTAAGCTTTACCAACGATACTTATGGCTACATGAAGTTGGTTAATAAGAAGGTAAAGGAACAGGAGAAAGTTATAGCAAAACCAGAGACAAGAGAAGAGGTTTTGGAAAATGCCACGAACCTAATCAACAGCTTACCAGGAGAAATGCGGGACGCTTATGGCAAGGCTTTAATCACTGATGACATAGCCACACTCAAAGAGATTCGCAACAGAGCCACAGCATTCCGACTAGCATCCGAGGATGTCATGGCTGACCTCACTAAGTTTATCAATGAACAACTTGGACGCCTTAGTGAAGAGAAAACCTTAGCTATTGTATCAAAGCACCTGCATGATCTCTACGAGATGAGCGCACTGGAGTCGCAAATTGGCAGACAATTTGGTAAGGGACTCAAGGAAATTGACATTTTCCGCAACAACAAGTCGCCCTTCAATGTGGATGAAATCATATCCGGCTCCCCGGAAGGCGCAAAAGCTAATATGCGGGCCAAGAGCGAGGATGTAGCAAGGGAAGTCATCCGACTAATACAAAGAGGGGGAGATCCTGAAGAAGCTCTCAACCAAGTATTAAATCTTGCCATCAAGACCCGTGCAGGATTCTTCGAGATGACAAGGGAATACTATTTGCAGAACCTACTTGGTCCTGTCCCTACTATGGTGGTAAATGGCCTGGGCGGTGCGTTATCTACCACGCTTGATATTTTTGAGAAGTCAATGGGCGCACTGATGACAGGGAACCCGGAATTGGCCAAGGCAGTATGGAAACACGCTTACGATTCCTTCCTAGACCAGAACATTTGGAAAGCTGCGGGACTATCATACAAGGAGGAGTCATCCCGCCTCATGGGTAAGTCAACAATCCCATTTGGAGAAGTATCGGCACAGAAGTCGCTTACTGCGGAGAATATCCAGAACCTTGGACTCATGCAGAAATTCGGCGTACAGTTTGACGAAGAATTTGCTAAGAAGGTCGATACAGTCTTAGGCGCATTTCGTTACCCGTTCAAAGTATTGACTGCCACGGACGAGGTTGTGCGCCAGTTGAATGCGAGAAGGGCAGCATCCTATAAGGCTTTCCTTGAGGCACAGGCAAGTGGCTTAAAAGATCCGAAGCAAATTGCGGAATATGTAGAAAATCGACTTAGGAAAGTAATTGATGCAGACCATCAACTACACTCCCAAGAAGCCCTATACCGCAAAGGCGTTACGATAGCCAAGGATGAAGGACTCACGAAAAAATTGGAGATCCATACTAGGGCAACGCAATACATGAATGAGAACTTTGATCCTGAGACGAGCGCACTTGCAAAGTATGGGGCAGAAGTAGCAGATGAATTGGCGTTCACCAAGGACTTAACGAAAGGAACAATAGGGCATAGTATTTACAAAGCATTGTCCCAGCACCCATCTACTGCATTCGTAGTCCCGTTCATCAAGACTCCATTAAACATTCTAGGCTACTCTGCTGACAGGACGCTTCTTGCACTCAGGAACTATAAGCAATTACGTGCTGAGTTAAATGATGCCGACCCATTGATAAGGAATGCAGCCATAGGTAGACTTACTACCACAATTTCTGGCTTGGCTGGATTAGTCTACGGGATCAATACTGCAAACCGGGAAGGATTCTTCCACGTATCCGGTGGTGGCCCCAGGGATATTGAGAGAAGAAAACGCCTGGAGGAAACAGGATGGCAAGCATACTCCATCAAGATTGGTGATAAATGGATATCGTATCAGCGTCTCGATCCGTTTGCTACAATCATTGGATTGTATGCAGACATTGGGGATATGTCCTACGAAGGAGAGTTCAATGTGACCCAAGGATCACTCGACAGATTATTCATCGCCACTGCTATTACATTGCAGCGGAACATTCTGAATAAATCCTACTTGGCCTCACTGAACCAATTCATGTCGGCATTGACTGACAACTCTGGAACAAAGATGGAAAAGTTCCTCGGGAACTTAGGATCTAACTTCATTCCTGCATCTGGCTTGCTTCGTACCACAGTTGGAGGTATCGGCGCAGGGATAATGGGAGATCACGAACAGAAAGAGTTGCGTAACATGGGAGATTATTTTTTACGCACACTCCCTGGCCAACAAGGCAAGTTAGACCCGAAGCGCAACCTACTGGGCGAAGTCAAAGAGTACGATGGCACAAACTTCTGGAGGGCTACCATGCCAATCAACCTCAGCTTCGACAAAGGAGATGTGGTGATGAAGGAGATTGCAGAACTTGACCACGGATTTGAACAAGTATCACCTACCTACAAAGGGCTTGTGGATCTCACGGCACATAGGAACCGGGACGGGCAGTCTGCACATGACAGGAGGCTTGAGATAATGTCCAAGGTGAAGATTGATGGGAAGACGCTCAGGCAATCCCTCAATTCGTTAGTACGCTCCGCAGCCTATAAGAAGCTGAATCCGAGGAGTGAACCGGGCTTGCCATCACCAAGGATACGCATGATTAACAGCGTATTGGCGGAGTATCGTGCAAAATCCTTAGATATGGCATTGCGGGAGTTCCCAGAATTGCGTAGATTCCAACAGCAATATGAGATGGCACGGATGCAGCAACGCCAAGGAGCAACTATTGACAACCTGTTACAGACACTAGAATTTTAACCAGGAAACCAAATGGCCAACACATACATTGATATACCTGTCGCATCCACAGCGGATGCCAGATCCTTCCCATTTACTTTCGACTACTTGCGTGAGAATCACATAAAGGTGGAGATTGATGGTGTTGCCACTACGGAGTTCACTGTTGTCACCAGCCCTACCACAAAGGTTTACCTCAACTCAGCAACTTCCGGCACGACAGTAAGGGTAAGGCGAGTAAGCATTCTAGAAGAACCCGTCTCGATAGTAAACTTTGAAGACGGCTCCAAACTGACCGCTGCGGACATGGATACCGCCTACCTGCATAGCTTGTACTCGGCGCAGGAAAACTACGAGAGGGTAGCAGAATCTATCCAGTTTGCACTCGGGGACAGTTCGGCCTGGGATATGTTGGGGAAGCGGATTTCAAACCTTGCCAACCCGATAGACTCTTTGGATGGAGCCAACAAAAGTTACGTAACCGCACAGATTGACGCATTGACTTTGGACATTAGTTCAGCAGGGCCAAGTGTATCCACGCATACCGGGGACAATACAACAACCGACTTTACACTCTCCTTCACTAGCAACCACTCTATTGCCTCCGCCTTTGATGTAGCAGTCAATGGATTGGTGCAGATACCGAACGTAGACTACACAATCATTGGAGCATCCAACCAAATTTCCTTTACCTCGGCTCCAGCAACTAGCGCAAATATAGTTGTCATCGAGCGCGGGTACAAACAAGCTATTACTGAAATCCCTACTACCTACGATTATGGAAGTGTAGTTGGCGCAACAGACTCTTCCTACTCCTATGGATTCATTTAAACAATAAAGACAATGAGCAATATACAGGTACAAATTCGTAGAGGCACAACTGCCCAACACTCAACTTTTACAGGCGCACAAGGCGAATTGACTTTCAATACCTCGAAGAAGTCATTGGTTATCCATGACGGGGTTACCCAAGGAGGGATTAGCATTGCAAAGGAAATTTACAAAAACGCCAAAGACTTCGGAGCCACAGGCGATGGAGTAACTGATGATACCGCCGCATTGCAAGCTGCACTAAATTCCAATGAGTTGGTTTACCTTCCAAATGGAAAGTATCGTATCACCAGCGATCTTGTATTTGATCCGGCCACAAATAGAAATTGTGGATTCCTTGGAGAGACACCAATTTCCAACTACCCGGACACTGCACAAACTGGCGTGCCTACCTGGGATGGCAACCAAGAGGTTGTTATATTCTATGACGGGCCGCTCTCTGCAACAGCTTGTATTATCCGTGCCTCCGCTGAAGCGGTTGGGACAGAAGTTGCCCAGACCTTTGACAACTCAATCTTTGGTTTTTATCTACAAAACATTGTATTGGATGGGAACGACAAAGCAGGGTTTGGCATATACGGCATCCGGCTAATGGAGCCAACAGTCCACAATGTCGTTGTAACTGGTACAAACAAACACGCCTACTATATTGACCAGGCTTATTCTGGATCTTACTCAAAGATTTCAGCATTCAAAAATAATGGATGCGGTATTTCCGTTGGCCGGGGTGATTTAGATTACTCATGGACAGGTGGGAAATATGTCAATGCAATACACTTCTCAGACCTCTACGCATCCGGCAATGGTGCAGACAAAGCATTTGACGAAAGCACCAATCCTCTTTGGGGATACGGAATTGGCTTATGGCTTCACAGAGGCAATGTCGTCACATCTTACACATCGGAATTGAACGATGGTGTAGCATTAGTGTTATCTCCATCTTCCACAACCAACTACATTGCTTCAGGGTACTCTGAGTTAAGCAACTCATACTCCGTTAGCGGGACGACTGCCATTGCTGATGGACGAGCAACACGGAAATGGGGATGCTGGTTTGTTGGTCAAACCTCCGCATCTTCTTTAAATATGCGCCTCTGTAATGTCTACATGGCAGCAGAGGGGATACGCATGACTGGAACTGAACCAAGTTCAGGAAGAAAAGAAGGAGCATTCTCCTTGGAAAGCATCACTGGCGCGGATCACATTAATGCCGACTGGGGTAATTATCGCCTAATCAGTTGCGCCCAGGAGATGTTTTCAGGGATTACAGGGACCTCACCAGTAGGTTCAACAGTAATGACTGGTGGGATACAATTTGATCCTACAGACGACAACTCCGCTCTGTCCGTATATAAAGTTGGAACATTTACGCCAACCCTAGAAGGAGCTACAACTTCTGGCACGGGATGGACTTACTCCTTGCAAACGGCATCCTATACGTTGATTGGGAACCGGGTGCATGTGTCAGGACGTATTTATTTGAGTGCGGTATCAGGTGATGCCACAGGTGATATTGTAATTGGTGGCCTCCCATACACAGTAAAGAATGGGAACAATTATTACAGCGCAGCTTCAATCTCAAACGTACAAAACTTTGGGGTAAGCATTGTTGACCTAACTGGAAGCACTGTACTTAACACCAATACTATAAAGCTACATAAAAAAACTGCTGCTGCGGCATCGTCGTCATCTGTTGCTCTTTCAGACATTAGTGCTACGACATCATTCAACTTCTCATGTAGCTATGTGATTGCCTAATTTATAATGGACAAGCAGCTATCGGACAACATGCGGAAACGCATGGAAGAATTGCAAAGCAGGTTGATCGACACCTTCAGCCTTGCCATTGACGATATGCACCAGTCCGGCGAGTACAACGCCAGCATCTTAGGTCAGGCGCGACAACTCCTAAAAGACAATGATGTCATCACCTCGGCGGCTGAGGGGACTCCCCTCAATGACCTCACCAAGGTACTGCCATTCCAGAAAGGGATGGCGGATGATGACTTCGAGAAGAAGTTTGCCGAACTCTAACGCATCCTGGAGCGCATAGCTACCAGCACCGCACTCCGTACAAAGTGACTAACGGAAACTTTGTCGGCATCCGCAAACCTCTTGACCTGATCCATGACATCATTGGGCAGATAGATACTAGTCTTCGCTCCTGATTCCACAGTCTCTCCATCGTAGCCATCAACTTGACGATGGGGGGCTTTCGGTTTGCGTGTCCTTTTTGCTTGAGGTTTATCCATATTCCTCCGTATATGTGTGTAGATTATCCATTGAGTCAAGCCCGATATGCAAATCCCTGACGAGTTAAAGGACTTCCGTAACTTTCTGTACCTAGTATGGAAGTATCTGAACCTTCCAGACCCTACACAGATCCAATA